CCAAGGCTTACCCCCAACCGATAAGCATCAGATAACACTTTGGTTGAAGTCCACGATTGGTGTAATTGGAAATGAATTACCATTAGCATTCACCCATAGTTACTGTTGGGGCAGGATCACCATGGTCTTCCCCATATTCATCATAATAACCATCATAAAAACCAGTTAAGGTTGTTCCTAGATAAGCATAATTACCATTTTTCTTGAAAACATATGTGTAACCATCTTGGCTTGGATTTAAGTTTTCAAGTGTTTGCCTACCTGCTTGTAGTTTTCGATAACTTGGATCATTGTTTGATGCATAATATAACCCATTAAAACTTGGATTGTTATAACCAGAATTACCAGTTACACAAACATAAGATGTAACAGGGCCAAAAAAGTTCATGTCAATATCTGAATAGGCCATTGAACCTGCTACGGGGGGTATTCCATTTTCATCTACCCATTCCCCAGATGGTGGGATTTCGGAATCTGTCGAATTACTGAACCTTGGATTTTCGTAACCATCCATCATTATCCATTGGCTTGAATCCCAATACACAGAAGGGAAACCAGATTCACTTGTAAAGAATGGTTTGCCATTGAATACCCCAACTTCCATGAAATCCCAAGAAGTGGATGGGCTGTTGCCATCTGTAATGGTAAAGGTTACATAATACACATTTGCAACCTGCACTGCTGAACCAGAATTGTTTGCACCAATGGAAACCACTGCAGTTAAAGAACCATCTGCAGTTGGTTGGGTTGAAAAAGTTACTGTTAATTCTGTTGTGGTTGCGCTGGTAACTGTACCCACTGCACCCAAATTAAAGGTAACTGTATTCTGATTTGCAGTTGCACTAAAACCAGAACCAGCAATAACCAAAGTTGGGGCATTGATTGCCAAGTAATCTGAATTCGGGGTAACTACAATTCCAGCAACCACTGTTGCAACCTGCACTGCAGCCCCTGATGAAAAAGTTCCACCTGTTGTAACAACTGCTGTTAAGTTTCCAAGGCTGGTGGGTTGCGTGGTGAATGTTACAGTTAATTGTGTTGAAGTTGCTGCTGTTACAAAGCCAGTTGCACCCAAATTAAAAGTAACTAGGTTATCAAAAGCATATAATTCAAAATTTGTGCCAGCAATAATTAAGGTTTCTGCATTATCTTCAATTACATCATCATTAAAAGTAACAGTTGAATTGGTTGCAACTGGTTGCACTTCTAATTCTTGATAAATAGTAAATGCCCCTTCAATGCTAAAGATTGCGTGGGGTCTTTTGTTTTTTTTATTTAATGCATTTGGTTGGGAAATAATAATTTTATACATGGAAGATAGCCAAGTAATTCTATCTGCTGGGTAATAGTAATTATAAGCTGGGAAATCGTAATCATCTAAAGCTTTTAACCTTCTGTCAAAATCAGTTGTAATCCTTATAAATGGCAATCCAACATATAAATTATCCCAATTTAAAAAAGTATCAGAATAATTATTTGCAGTAATAGAATCTTGCTGGTGTTTTTTTACTTTATAATTTAAATCACTTGGTATTGATGAAAGATATAAGTGATTCAAAAAACCATTATAAGTTGTATTTATATTTGGTGGGTTCATACATGGGAAAAATTCATTATCATCAGAATCAAAAGCAGGTTTATAAATACCTGATACTTTTGCAAAAGATTCCAAAGGGCCATCTTCTGAATTAACCTGCGGGGCAACATTGGTAAAAATGTTATAAGCATTAAATGGATCAATTTGCAATTTAAATGGATAACCATTGCTGGTAAGGGGTGGGCTGTACCATCTTTTTTTTTCATTGTCATAAGTTAAGGTAACAGTGGTATTTGATAAATCAGATTCTTCTTCTAAAAATCTGTAATTTTCAGTTTCACCTATTCTCCCATATGTCCATTGGTGTTGAACTTCTGCGCCAAAATCAATTTTAATTGGTGTTAATGGAAGCATGAATTGGGAAGTGGTATTGATTTCAAACTCATTTAAATTTTCGGTATCTATTATTACAGTTTGGGAACTTTCTAAATATTCTGTTTGTGCAACTGCGTAAAAGTATTTTTCGCCTGTTAATAAAATTGCTCCAAATATATTAAATCCTATGCTTTCTAACGACCAAACATTATTGTTAAAGACTGGTAAAATATCAACAAAGGTTTTTGCCCATCTAAAATAAGCCCCACCTATAAAAGTTTTGCTTCCTGGTGTATCCCAATCTTCAATTAAAAAAGGTGGGTCAAATTCGCCATCAATAAATTGACCTGTGTAATGGCCATTAGAAATTACTTTAATAGTGGTATTGTTCAAAAATTCAAACGGTGCATTAAATCCTGTAAGATGGACTAATACTTCACTTGGAAAAGTGTTGCTGTAATAGTCAAAAGTGTAATCAGTTAAAAGAAATGTAACATCATAATCAGCAGTATCATAAAAAGAAAAAGTATTAATAATTGCAGGGTTTGCTGCTGGTTGGCTTAAAGATGTTTTGCTAGAACTTGTCGAATCCCATGCGTAAAAAGGATCTTCCTTTTGATTAACACAAGCCATTGTTATACCACTAAAAATAGTATTATTCGGTAGTGTTCCAAATCCTAAAACAACATTTGTATCTACAAAACTAAATCTGGTTACCTCATCATTAGGTACATATCCAATCATATTTGGATTTAATGAATCATAATAATTTTGATCTGCTAAAAATAATGCTCTTTGTGGAAAGTCTAGTACATAACCATATGCATCATAATATTTTGTAACCTCATTAAATGGTTCAACATAGTCTAATTCATAAACTGTATAAGTATTAATCCCATCAGGTAAAGGGTCAGATTGGTTTGCTTTTGAAAACAATACTTTTAAATATTCATTCTGTGGTTTTGCATAATATCCATTTAGAATTGCTGTTGGAATCACTAAATAATTATTAGTAAAATCAAAATGTACTTGGGGATAACTTGCAGGTAATTCAACAGAATCTGCAACCTTTCCCCTTAATTGTAAAGGCATATTTATTCCAGTGCTGTAACTCTGGCTTCAAGGGTTATGTAATCAGCTTGCAAGGTTGCAACATCAGTTTGAAGGGCAACTACATCATCCAAGATTTGTTGAATGTCCACAGCTACAAATTCAATTGCAGTTTCCCCAACATTAACTTTTAAAAAGTATTCACCAGATCCAACCATTGAAGGAAAGTCTGATAAAGAAGTAATTTCTATTGTTCTAAATCCTCTATCACCATTACCATCAACCCCATAAAAAGTATCTGTTGCAGGGCTGGCAGTATCACCAACCAATTTTATCTGAACAAAATTATTGTGGGGGTTTCCCCCTCCTTCTATGCTGTTAGTCGTGGTTACATCAATAGTAGAAAAAACAATTGAAATACCATTAGAACCAACAATGCAAGATTTATAAGCATCTGCTTCTTCTTCGCCATAACTTGCAGGGGTATCAGATAAGGCAATAAAGGTTGTATATTCAGCATCAACAATTGGCCCAAATTCTAAAAAGTTTCCTGTATCATCAACTTTAACAACCCTTCCTTGGTTCCCAGTAAAACTATCTGGACCAACATCTGTTAACCCTATAAATTCCTTTGCAATTATTGCAGAAGCATCTGCATATAATGTTGCAGTTGTAACTTCAATACCTTCGGGGGTTGCATAAACCGAAGTTACAACATCCATTGTTGCATTGAATTCTGGGGGTGGGTTATATACTGGGGGAACAATTAAAACGATTGGAACTTCTGAATCATTGTATGCAACTATAACCCCAAGATGATAGCCTTTTGATATTCTTGGGGCAGGGGAAACAGTTTCATCACCAACATGAAAGGAAATGCAAGTGGTTCCAGAATTTACAATATATCCATCAGCATTAATTAAACCAAAGCTCAAATATCCAGAACTATCATTGCCTGCAACCATTCCAAAAAAAGTAACTGCATCAGGAATCAACCAAGCTTTAATTGTTTCATCATATGTACAATCAATATTTGCAGGATTATAAACCCATACCATCTGGGGATCATTTAAATTTGGGGTTTCAGAATCAATGGGTCTGTTTAAAGATCCATTCTTATTCTTTTTAACCAGCCTTAGAATTTCCTTGGCTGTTTCAAAATCAAATCCTACTGGGGGTGGCATTAAAAGAATCCTAATCCGGGAAGGGTTGAAAAATCTATTTCACCGTAAACATCAGCAGCAGTAAATAAAATGTATTGGGGATCATCATTTACAGGGTTCTTTTTCCCTGCTCCATCTAAATCAATTGGAATTGAAACAACATTTCCCCCGCTGGTTGCCATTACCAATGTACCATCATCTTTCTTAATCCTATATCCCTGATCTCTAATATACATATCCCAGCCAGTAATTTCTGCATCTGTTATTGTTGTGTTGATTTCTATTTCATAGGTCAACCGCCAATATTGATAAGAACCTTCAAGAATTAATTCTGTTCCTATCCCTTTAATTTTTCCGGTTTTGTCTGTAATGGTAAGGGTGCAACCTGTGCCAGTTGAAAAAGTGTTAGTTGCGTTATTAACCTTGCCAATATAGGTTGCTAAATCATAGGCATCAATTGTTGAAACATTGCAACCAATCGTGAACACTGGTCTAAATCTTTCAATGGTTATTGGGGGTACAAAAGGATCACCTGCAGAATTTCTAAGATTGGTTAACACTTCTGGAAATGAAACAAAGGTTACCCTAAAATCTGGGGGTCTTAAGGTTGGATTGGCTTCTCTATCTTCTGGCTTTTGCCCTTGGTTTTGTGTTTCAACATTTGCGGGCGGGCTGCTCCCATTAGCTGCATTTGTGCTTGCATCGGGGTTGCTACTGTATTCAATAACAACTTTCCAAGTTTGCGGGTCATCAGCTTCTGGGTTGATATTTACCGATTGGGCATAACTATCATCATCGCCTGGGTATAAATCACCAATCTGGGGGCAATTGCCATGGTCATAAATTGCATCATAAATTGAAATATCGGATTGTTCTACTGCATCGGTATGAACAATAAAGGATCTGGTAAAAGTGTTTTGATAACTTTTATCTAGGGTTGCTTTTCTTTCATTCCAAAGTTCTTCAAATAAATCTATTGCCATGTTTCCCCCTTAGACTGGCCCGCAGAATGCCAAAACTTGGGCTGGCCTTTGTGCCAAAATTGCTCTGGCTATTGCCTGTTGTGCTTCTAGTTGTTCTTGTTGCAATTGATTTGCCAAAGCCATTAGCTCTTTGATCTCTTGCTGTACATCTTTGTTTTTAGATTGCATATCGATAGTAGCTTTGAAATCTTCTGCGCTGCCTCTGGTTATTGCGCTGGCAAATTTTGGTTCTGCAGAAACTCCCATGGATGATTTAAGCTTTGCTAATGCCCCTGCTGAACCAATTGCAAATGCTTGAAAGCCCTGTTCTGATCCATCAGCCATCAACATATTTAATTTTTCAATTTCATTTTGATAAGTTTGCAATGGGCTTAAATTTTCATCCAAGAATTTCTGCCATCGTGGTGCTTCTTGAATTAATGGCATATCATTTATTTTTGCAAGTTGTGCCTCAATTGATATTCTGGAAGCTTCAATTGCTTCTTCCAAATCTGTCATGAAGCTGCCACCAGTTCCATTAAACCTAGTATCAACAACCTCTTTTATTTGTTCATCCATTTCATCAATATTAGCCATAACTTCATTTTGTAAATCCATTAATTCCATGATTGTAAAAGTATCGATATTATCAACTTGCTTTGGTTTAAATAAATCACCTGCAGCTTTTGCGTCAAGCTCCATATTCTTTTTCATGTTTCCTAAACCATCTGCAATCTTTAGCATTTGTTTTGCACCTGCAACCAAGATTTCAACGAATGGTCTTAATTCAGTTATAAAATCAATTGCAGATTTAACAATTCTTTCTGCAACAATTTCTATTTCTCCTAGCATTTCTTCAACTGTCATTTTTTCCGTAGTTACAACCCATTGTGTTAAAAATGATTCAATCGAATCTAATACCTTTGCAGATATCATGGCAATAACTGCACCAAACTTTTCAAGCATTGGCGCAAATTCTGCAGCCTTATTTGATAAACTTTCAAAAAAGTTATTAATGGAAGTGTTTAAACTTACTAAACCAAAACCCTTTAAAATACTAACCCCAATATTTTGAAATAGAACTTCAATATTATTTGTAACCCTATTCCAAATCCCAGAAAAAGAATTGGCAGAAGCTTCAGCAGCAGCAAGCATGGCTGGCATATTAGCAGCATCGGAAATTGCTTGTGTTGCTTGTGTTACTGTAACTAAACCTTGGGTTACTCTGCGCTTGGCTTCATCAACTGAAACCCCCATTGATTTGGCTAGGGCTTCAAATACTTGAATCCCTTCCTCTGATAGTTTCCCTAGGGCTGCCATGGTTGCCCCACCATCTGCTACCATGTCTGCAATTTTATCTGTGATTAATGCCAATATCTTTTCGGGATTCCCTAAAGCTACACTCAAAGAATTAAAGTTCTTAATCAAACCTTGAATTGCATCAGGTCTAAATTTTAATGCAGCCAATCGGGTTGCAGATTCACCCAATGCAGTAAAGCTTGCGCTTGGGCCTGACTTCATGATGGTTTGCAAACCTGTTGCCAAACCTGCAAAACCTGTCATCGCTGATAATCGCCTATCTAATTCTTGGAACTTTGAACCTGATTCAATTATCTTTGCTCCTAAATCAATAACCCCTGTAACAAGGCTTTTAACTAAAGCCATTGCACCATCAAAAACCTTGGTGAATGCTGCAGTGAAAAAACCAATCCCAAGCATATCAGTTATTTTCATGCCAGTTTTAGGAACTGCTTTTTTCTCTTCTGGCTTTTTAATTCCCAATTTTACTTCTGTATCATTCAATTTCTTTTCAGCTTTTTCTAATGCTGATAATTCCTTGGCAAGCTTTACTGCTGCACCAGAATCAATAGCCATTTGCCTTGCTTGCATATCCAATTTTTTATTTAGTATGTCGGTTTCTGCTGCCATCTTTTTAGCATTCAAAACAAATTCAGCAGTATTTTTATTAACAGGAATTGGGGGTGGTTTAATTGGAATCGGGGGCGGGGGTATAATCCCTTTGGCCTTATTCTCTAAAGCAATTATTTTCTTTTCTTGGGCTTCTAGTTTTTGCATATCCTCATAAAGCTTTTTAGTTGCCCCGCTATCAATGTTCATTTGCCTTGCTTGAAGTTCTAAAGCCTTGGTTGCCATATCGGTTTCAGACTTCAGATTTATTTGGCCTTTAACAAACTCTGCTGTATTGGTATCAACCTTTGCAGGGGGTTCAATTGCTGCAACTGGTTGGTTAATACCTTTAACTTTATCTTCTTGCGCTGCCAAAGCTTTTTCTTGCTCTTCAAGTTTTACCAATTCATCATGCAAAGCCTTGGTTGCACCAGTATCAATATTCATCTGCCTTGCTTGCAAATCTAATTTGCGGGTTGCAATGTCTAATTCGGTTGATAAGGTTTTCTGATTGGCAGCATAACCAATAGCTTGATCATCTAAAGCCAGCATTGCAGCCATTGAAGCTTTATTTTCTAAAGCCAAATTCCTTTGCTTTTGAGTATTCAACTCAATTAATAAAGAATTATTTCTAAAGGCTGCATCATTTTTAAATAGGTTGGTTTCAAGTTCCTTAAATCCTGTGCTTAATTTTGCCTGTTGAAATTCTAATTCTTTTTCATCCTTCAAATAAAGTAGGGTTGCGCCATCAAGCAAAACCAAATTATCAGTTGCAAGCTTAGTTGCCTGTGCTGTTAAATTCATATTCTTTATCAGAATAGAATTACTTACAGCAGCAGCCTGGAGTTCTTGAACTGATTTGGTTTGGTGGTCTAAACTTGTCGTTACATTGTTTGAACTTGTAACCACAATGTTATTAGCTGTTGAAAGCTTATCAGTCTGTTTGGCTGCATTATCTAGGGCAGAAGTAAAACCAGAAAGGTCTGCTGTAACACTTAAACTGGCTCTGCCTAAATTTACATCAGCCATGTTTAACTACCTTTACCTTTTTTCCCATGGTTGCAAATGCTGCTGCCATGGCTTCTGGTGTTGCAGGTTTGTTTTTTTCACCCAACCAATCAGGAACAAAATCAGAAAGTTTATATTTGGTGCTGGAATGGCAACCAACTAAAGTTAGTTCCAGCATTCCAAATAGATAATCTAATCTTGCATCACCAATTGGTTCAATCCTTGAAAAAGAAATCCATTCCATGAATTCTGCATGGCTTAATTCCTGTTCCAATTCTGCTACTGTTTTTTTTAGATGCCCCGCTAATCTAAAAAGAAATAGCCTTGGGGCATCGTCCCTTAGTTTTTTTCCGCTTCCTCAACTGCCCCTGCACCAATCCGATTAATCTTTAATATTGCATCAAAGATTTTTTCTAAAATTGTAGCTGGCAATTTATTCACATCACCAATATCTGATTCAGAAAACAAAGCTGAACCATCAGCATTGCAACAGCCCTTAATTAACATTCTGGCTCGCAGATTGTCGGGGGTTTTCCCTTTGCCCCTTGCAGCATTAAAATCTGCATCTATGGAATCTCTTTCACCAACTGTTAGACTTCTAACCCAGACAGATCCTTCCCATTCTGGAATAACGATTTCTTGCCTTGGCAAAGAATCTTTTTTGGAAAGGATCTGCAATCTATCTAAAGCCATTTAATTAACTCCTAGTCAATGTAATAACCGTTACCACTAATCTTTACTGTAAAGCTACATTTAATTATATCATCACCTGTTCCAATACTAGATATAGAATATCCAGTAATAATTCCCTGCATGGTATAGGTTGCAGTATTAGGGGCAGGGATAGTAATTACCACTGCAATTTCTGTTCTGGCAAATGCCATTGCAGCCAATGCATCAAAATCTGCTGCTTCAAAATTAGCTTCAAAGCTGGCTTCCCCAGCATCTTCCATTCCTGCCAAAAAGGTATGGGCTTTGGAAGTGTTCGCTAGGTTAGTAGTTTGAATCGTGCCAATTTTTATTTGTGGTGGGGTAATGGAAATCGCTTCCCCAATCGCAGTACCACCAACTGAAATAGTAGTTCCAAAAGTTGCTTGAATAGCCATGGCCAAAACTCCTAAGTAAAGGTTGTAACAGACTCTGAAAATGTAACTATTAAATCTACTGTTGCCCTGTGGGTTCCAGTTTCTGTTGCTGATTCAATCTCCCACCCAACAGACTCGTTATCCAGCCTAGCCATAAAAATATTGGTGGTATCCCAAGTTCCTTGGTAACCATCAAAGGCTAGCCTGATTGATTCAACAATTGTTTCTGCTGCCAGTCTGCTATTGGCAAAAATATCTAATTGCAGGGTTGCAGTTACCACCCCAGAAGATTTCAGCAGGGTTAATTGCCTATCAACCCCTGTTTTTTCAAATACCAAACAGGGAAGTAAAACAGAAGCGGGGGCTGTATCGGGGTAAATCCGATTGCCAATTAAAGCAGTGATTCCTGTTTGCAATTTTATAAAGGTATAGAAAGCTGATTCAATCATTTGCTTACCTTCCTAATGCCAACAGTTGCAATAATCTCTTTCATCTTTTCAGCAAACCTATTGAAGATTTCCCCACCCTTGGAATCTAAAGCTGGATTCATGAATGGCTTTGCAGTTGCGCCTGGGTGTTGGTAGCTGCTTGGCGAAACCTGCCTTTTGGAACCTTCCTTTAAGGGGCCAACAAAAGTTGTAAGCTTTTGCAATTTCTTTGGGCTAATGGAATGGCTGGCTGCCCCTCTTTCAAGCAGGTGGGCATAATGTATTGGATCAAAATTTCTTCCAAATCTTCTAATGGATTTGCCCAACTTTGGCCCAACCAAACCTTGAATAACTTTCTTTTTTCCCCTGCCAAATTTCTTTGCCTTAATGCTGATGGATCTTTTTAAAGCTCCGGTTGTAGTTTTGGTTTTGCTGGGTGCTGCAGATTTAACTGCTTCTTGCAAAGGCTTCATGGCAAAGCGCATTGCAGCAACCAACTTGCCATCTTTTTTATTGCTGGTTAATTGTTGGAACACATCGATTAGTTCATCCAATCCTTCAACCTTTACACTGCCCTTTGCTATCAGGATTGATTTGTTTTTCATGCTTCCCATTAGGTTACTACCTCTAAGCAATCAACCTGCATGGTTCTATTATTTTCATCAACATTCAGAATGGCTAATATGTTTAAAATCCTTGCACCAATTTTAATTCTGTGATGATGGCTAAAACCTGAAAGGAATCTGATAATAACCCTGTGGGTTGTTTCTGGTCTAACAGCTTTGGCAAAATATGCTTCTCTTGAAGATAAAGGTTTAACAGAAGCTGAAACTGTGTAATCAGTTGCCCATGCTAAAACAGGTTGCCCCATGGCATCAAAGGTTGTGCTTTTGCTTTGCAGTTCAATTCTAGTGTTAAGGCTTCCAGCTTTAATGGTACACCCCATTAGTAAAAAGATTGATGATTGAACTTACTGCTAATGGAACTTCTGATAATGTTCCTTCTGTTACTGCTTCCCTGTTTTCGTATAGATGGCCAGCATAAAATTTGATGCCATGTTTTAATAATTCTGGAACTGCTGCAGCATTTACAAAACCAGCAATATAAGTAACTTCAACAGAATTCATTATCCCTGCTGTTTCTGGCCAACTTTCATCTAATAGGGGCATCAACCTTGCAGGGCCAGAAGCTATATCTTCTTGCCAATCGGCAACATTCTGTTCATCCTCGTTTGAATCGTAATAAACAATTTCAGTAACAGATTGGATTGGCCCCTTCGGAAGATATAAAACATCTTCAAAGTTATCTAATGACAATTTTAAAGTAGTTGAAGGAATGGTTATTTCACACATTTTTTCAAAGTAACTTCTGGCTGCAGTGATGCAAAGATTTAAATAAGTATCATCATCGGAATGATCAATTCTTAGATGGCTTTTTGCTTGTGCCAGTGTTATTGGTTCCGTTGTCGGTTGTGTTACTACTGTTACTATCCCCTTGAGTTCCATTTGATCTTACCTCTGGGGTAATTTTGGAAGTTGCTTTTTCTTTGGCTGGTGGTGATGCAGGTTTGGCATAACCAATCCTGCACCATTCCATACCAACTTCGTCTGGTACATCTACTGTTTTTCCTCTGCTGGTGTTATCCCAAGCAGAGGCAACAGAAATTAACATTGTTATTTTCATTATGATGCAGCCATTAATAGCGACCAAATAGGGCTGTAAGTGGTTGCATTTCCGGTAAGAATATTTGCATCCATTCGGGTAAATGCAGTCCAACCAATTTGGCCAATATGCCCGTAGGTTTCATTCTGTCTAACCAAAGTTAAACCAGCTTGGCCTGTTACCTGTCTTACAGTGTAGGCTGCAAGGTTACCAAAGATGATAGGCTTCTTGGTTGCTGCTGCGCTGTCCATATTGTTATTAACATAAACAGGGTAACCCAAAATAGTTGGCAACCTGCCAGAGCCATCAACATAGTTAGTTACAAAAATTGGCCTTCCGTTATCATCCATAATGCTTGCAACCTGATTAAGGGTTGTAGAATTCATCATGAATGCTACGCCTGGTGCATTCCGGTGGGCAGGATCAACATTTCCAACCAAGGTTAAAATATTTGCAGCAGTTATTGCAGTTGTGGATGCAACAGCAGTGGAAGCATTAGCAGCAATTACGATGCCCTTGGGCTGGGAACTGCCAGTTCCTAAACTCATGTGGGTGGCAGTAATGCGCCCCAATCTCTGGCCTGCCACAGTTGCCACAATATTTTCAATATCAATTAAACCATCTTGGAATAATTCAAAGCTGGTTAAGATTTGCTTAGAAGAATATTTGTATGCACCCAAAGTTGTGGTTGCAACTGTGAATGCAGTTTGCGCTGATGTGCCATTTTCAGCAAGCAGTTCACCAGTTACGGAAGTATCGTCCAAGGTTGGGAAATTCAAAGCTGAACCTGTATCAGTGTTAATGATGGTTGCAACTTGCATAACTGAATTGTAATCCCTTAAAGCACTTGTTAAGGTATTATAAAAACCACTGTTAATTAAAGCCCCACCTATGCCAGTTGAACCAACCCCTTGGGCTGCACGAGCATCAAAGGTTAAGGTATTGCTATTTAAATCAATTCCGGTTTCATTGGCTGCAACTGCAAATTCATTTCTGAAGGCTGGGGTTCCTTTGGTGAACCAAGCCCTTAAAGAATTGCTAGTGTTTAATTTTGCTTTTTTATCGCTAACATCAGCAACATAATTAGGGGCAGAAATTGCAGGGCTTTTGCGCTGACTGCGTTTGAGGGTTTCAAGCTTAGAAGAATTGGTTGCAACTGCTGCTTCAGAATTCATAGCACTTTCAAGTTCTGCAACCCTAGAATCAATTTC